TTATTAATAACAGAGAAAAAAGAAAATTATGGCAAATGCATTAGACGCAGTTCTAGCTCAGTACGAGAAAAACACTGCAAAAACAAACGGAGGAAATCAATCGATTTCACAAGAAGATAGGTTAAAACGTTACTTCACGACTTATCTACCAAAAGGAACTAAAGGAGGTCAAAAGACAGTTAGAATCCTACCAACATCAGACGGTTCTTCACCATTTAAAGAGGTGTGGTATCACGAAATTCAGATTGATGGTAAATGGACTAAACTATATGACCCAGGTAAAAATGATGGGGAGCGTTCACCTCTTACTGAGGTTTACGAGGAGTTAACATCAACAGGTAAAGAATCAGACAAAGATTTAGCAAGACAATACAGACCACGTAAGTTTTATATCGTTAAACTTGTTGACAGAGACAACGAAGACCACGGACCTAAGTTTTGGAGATTTAAAGATAACTACAAACAAGAAGGTATCTTAGATAAAATTATTCCAATATGGAAAGCAAAAGGAGATATAACTGATGCTAATGAGGGTAGAGATTTAATTATCGAACTTTCAAAAGCTAAAACACCTAAAGGTATTGAGTATACAGTTGTTCAAACAGTAATGTATGATGACCCATGTACTATTCATAAAGATGATGCTCAAATGAAAGAGTGGGTGGAAGATGAATTATCATGGCAAGATGTATACGCACAGAAACCTGTAGAGTATTTAGAAGCTATCTCAAGAGGTGAAACACCTGTTTGGAGTAGTGAACTTAAGAAATATGTATATGGTGATGATACAGAACTAACTCTCGGAGGAGCTTCAAATACGGGTAAAGTAGAAGAGTCTACAGACCCACAATCAAAAATGGGAGTTGATACAGACTTACCATTTTAATATATTAATCAATTGATGGTAGCGGCATTCGTGTCGTTACCATTATTATTTAAAAAAATATGGCAATAAAGAAAAAAGATTTTAATAGTATAAAAAAGAAATTTTCTACATCCGCAAAATACAAACCACAAAGGTTTTTAGATTTGGGTGAGGATTTCTTAGACGCAGTTGGGTTACCTGGTCCAGCAATAGGTCATTTAAATATGTTTTTAGGGCATTCAGATACAGGTAAAACTACAGCATTAGTAAAGGCGGCAGTTGATGCACAAAAGAAAGGTGTATTACCTGTATTTATAATTACTGAGCAAAAATGGTCATTCGAACACGCTAAATTAATGGGTTTTGAATGTGAAGAAGTAGTAGATGAAAATACAGGAGAATTAGATTGGGATGGGTTTTTTATTTTTAATAATAACTTTAATTATATTGAACAAATAACTGACTATATTAATGAATTATTGGACGCTCAAAATAAAGGTGAGCTAGAATATGACTTACTTTTTTTATGGGATTCTGTAGGTTCAGTACCATGTAAAATGACTTTTGATGGTAAAGGAGGTAAACAACATAACGCTTCGACATTAGCAGATAAGATAGGAATGGGAATAAATCAAAGAATATCAGGCTCACGTAAGGCAGACTCAAAGTATGAAAATACTTTATTAATTGTCAATCAACCATGGGTAGCGTTACCTGATTCACCGTTTGGTCAACCTAAAATTAAAGCTAAAGGTGGTGAATCAATATGGTTAAACTCATCTTTAGTGTTTTTATTCGGTAATCAAAAAAACGCAGGAACGACCACTATATCGGCAGTTAAAAACAAAAGAAAGGTAAAGTTCGCTTCAAGAACAAAAATATCAGTAATGAAAAACCATATTAATGGATTAGGTTATGCTGATGGGAGAATAATTGTAACTCCACATGGTTTCTTAGCAGGTAAAGAAAGTTCTGAGGAAAAAAAATCAATTGAAAAATATAAAGGTGAACAATCTGAGTATTGGAAAGAAGTTATCGGAGTTGAAGGTGACTTTAAGTTAGAAGAAGAAAAACAGGAAGTGTAACAATTTAACTAATAAAAAGTGGTCAAAACATTATTAATTGACGGAAATAATTTATTTAAAATAGGTTTTCATGGAGTTAGAGATTTCTACCACGAAGGTAAACATATTGGAGGTATTTATCATTTTGTTAATACAATTAAAAGATTTTTAAATGAGTATAATTACGATAAAGTAATTGTTTTTTGGGATGGAGAAAATAATTCCTCCCAAAGAAAACTCATATCACCTGATTATAAATCAAATCGTAAACAAACTTTAAATCAAGCTAAAAGAGAATCATTTGAATGGCAAGTTCAAAGAGTTAAGGCTTATCTTGAAGAAATGTTTATTCGACAAATTTCAGTTAAAAATACTGAAAGTGATGATTTAATAGCATATTACTGTCAAATATCCGAAGACGAATATAAAACTATATTTTCTTCAGATAAAGACCTCACACAACTTATATCAGATAAAGTGGAGGTATACCAACCGATGAAGAAGATAATCCTTAAAAACGGAGATAAAGTACCTTTAAAAGATATATCAATTCCTCATCAAAACATAGCAACATTTAAAATAATTTCAGGAGATAAATCCGATAATATCGATGGTATTCGATTTATGGGTGAAAAAACATTTGTTAAACTATTTCCTGAAATAGTTGATAGTGTGGTTACGATTGACGATATTATACAACGAGCTGAAGAGATACATAAAAATGATAAAGACAATCGAGCATTACAAAATTTACTTTCGGGTAAAACAAAAAAAGGAATTTTTGGTGAAGAATTCTTTGTAATTAATAAAAAACTCGTAGATTTGTCACAACCATTATTAAATGAAGAATCAAAAGAAACGATAAAAGAATACCATACAGAAAATTTAGACCCTGATGGTAGAGGTTATAAAAATTTGATGAGGATGATGATGAGTGATGGAATTTTTAAATATTTACCAAAACACGATAATGTATGGGTTGAATTTTTAACCCCTTTTATGAAATTAACAAGAAAAGAAAAAAGAAGATTTAAAACAAAAAAACGTTTATTATGAAAGAAAAAATAGAAACAACTAAATTAGAGTTCTTAATGACACTTAACGATAACTTCGTTGTGCAAAGATACTTTAATGTTAAAGGGTATAACCCTAAAGCTAGAAAGAGTGTCGAACTTTATAGTATAGTTAGAGACGTTGCGGAAAAAATTCAAGAAGATTTGAAGAATAAGGCGTCTGACTATATGACAGAGAATACTCATCAGATAATGGCAAATCCAAATATTTTAGAGACTTCTAACACTGAGGGACCCGAATATTTTAATATCTATATTAAGATTGGAGATGAGACAATTTGTCATAGAATATGGGATGCTAAATTATACCCACCAAAGACAAGATACACTGTGGATGTACGCCCACACCTAAAAAAGTTACTTCGTGATTTGACTGACACTTTCTCAAGTGAAAATTTAACTTACAAGTACTTGAACTATCAACTAGTTTAACCATATTTATATTTTACAAACACAGATTAAAACTCAATAAAATATGTCAAAAGAAAAGAACTTTGGTTACCTTGGTAACACCTTCCAATTACAAATACTTAACAATATTATCCTATATAAGGATTTTGCAGCTTCGATTGTAGATGTTTTGGAACCTAAGTACTTTGATAATCAATATTTTAAGTTAATCATGCAGATGACCAAGGAGTATTATCACAAGTATGAACACGCTCCTTCATTCTCTACACTTGAACAAATTACTAAATCTGAAGTTTCATCACCTATGGCTCAAAAAATGGTCTTAGATATGATAACTCAAGTAGTTGACGCACCAGAAGATGGGTATCAATACGTTCAAGAAAAGGCACTAAAATTTTGTAAACAACAAGAATTACAGAAGGTTATGTCTAAAGCACAAAAAATTATCGATAAAGGTGATTTTGAGTCTTATGACCATTTAGAAGAAATGGTAAGAGAGGCTTTACAGGTTGGAGAAGTTGACGCGGGAACTGCTGATGTTTTTTTTAATTTAGATGAAGTATTGGATGACGATTTTAGACACCCAATTCCGATAGGTATAAATGGTATAGATAATTTACTAAAAGGTGGATTAGCAAAAGGAGAAATTGGTGTTATTTTAGCACCGACAGGTGTAGGTAAAACTACGGTTCTTAGTAAAATAGCAAATAACGCATTTAACTTAGGTTACAATGTTTTACAAATATTTTTTGAAGATAACCCTAAAATTATACAGAGAAAACATTTCACTATGTGGACAAAAATCGCACCCGATAATTTGTCATTACAAAGAGAAGAAGTTTTAGAAAAAGTTAGACAAATTAAAGAAAATGCACCAAACAGATTAGTTCTAAAAAAATTACCTTCTGATACAATGACAATGAATCAGATAAAAAATCAGATGCGTAAAATGATTGCTGAAGGTAATAAAATAGATTTAGTTGTGGTTGATTATATTGATTGTATCGTTCCTGATAAGAATTTAGGTGACGAGTGGAAAAGTGAAGGTTCAGTTATGAGAGGGTTTGAATCTATGTGTCACGAATTAGATATTGCAGGATGGACGGCAACTCAAGGAAATCGTTCGTCAATATCTTCTGATGTAGTAACAACGGACCAAATGGGTGGGTCAATCAAAAAAGCCCAAGTAGGACACGTTATTATTTCTGTTGCTAAATCCCTACAACAGAAAGAAATGAATTTAGC